TGGGGTTGGCAAACCACCTTGCCCTATTCGGCGGGGAAACGGAAATCATCAGCGGTTTGGCCACCGACCCCGCCGAACTGGGGGAGGAAACGGCAAAAATGATCAGGGAACTGGCGGGAATATGAAATGCTGGGAAGCGGCTATTGCTGTCTTGAAGGAAACGGATAATCCTGCTGTGATGTGGGGGGATGAAGGGCTACTCCATCAAATAGCGGAAAAAATGGGGTGGAAACACGAATCTTGGAGGACATCACGAAGGGTTCTAAACGCTTTGAGTAAGACACCGGGGAATTTGATAGCAGCTAAAACGGCTTGCGGCTGGCAGGGAAGATACGTCCGTATTTTTCGTATGAAAATTGCCAATCCCCCAAACCAAGGGTAGTTTTAACGGCAACGCCGTTAGCGGACTAGTTTTTATGATAAGCGCTGAGGAAATCGCAAATCGAAGGCAATTGCTCACAAGAAGGAGGAAACCCCGATCCATCCTCCATCCCAAGAGCATATTGGCAAGGCCCAATTTAACCCCCGGAAAGGTTTACAGGGCCATTCAGGGCTCGGGGGGTGATATCCCCGCAATAGCCCGGATATTGGGGGTAAAACATTATACTTTGAACCGCCTTTTAGCTCAGGCCAAGGTGAAGCGCCGCTGGACCAAAGTAATGAAGCTGTTGGAGTTTGAAAACGAGCTATACGTCCAGCAGGCCCTGCAAAACATCCGGGATAGCGTAAACCCGGAAATCAACCCCGATCTCGAAAGCCGGTTTAATGCGTCCAAATACGTGGCTGACCGCAAGATAGCTGGGTTTGCCCCCAAGCAAACTACCACCATTGAGGGCGGGGAAAAACCCCTCCAGCAAACCACCCAAGTGGATATCCGGGTATTACTGGCGAAAGTGCCCCCGGAAGTGGCCCGCGAGGAGTTGGAACGGCTGGATGGGTTGGAGGAAACCGCCCGTAAAACCGAATTGAAACCTGTGGACGGGGTGCTAGTGAAAGCAAAAAACAAAGGATAAAAGTCATGCAAGACAAAACGGGTATGGCAGAAGCAGAACGCTTGGCGGGTAAAATCTCCTTTAATTCGAAAGAAGGGTTCTATTCTGGACCACTGCCCGAATTGCTGTTGCTTTTGCTTGGCTACAGGCCAGCGGAAGTAGACGCACCAAATTCGGTGCCGTCGCTTCATGGACCAATGGGTGACGATACGAAACTTGACTAACAACCAATGACCCTCCTTGATTTCCCCAACCTCACCGTTGATAAAAACACGCTGGAAGCCGATCTATGCAAGCGTAGTTTCTATGATTTCTTCCTGCGGTTCTGGCCGGTGGTGGACCCGGAAGTCCTCAAGCGGAATTGGCATATTGAATTCCTCTGTAATGAGCTACAGGAAATAGCCGAAAGGGTGATTAAACGTGAGGCCCGTGAATATGACCTTGTAATCAATATCTGCCCTTCCAGCAGCAAAAGCATCATTTGCACCGTGATGTTTCCCGTGTGGTGCTGGCTAAACGATCCGACGTTGAAATTCATCTGTGCCAGCCATAGCCAAGAGCTATGTAATTACCAAGCGGATAGGTCGCGGGACATCTTGATTAGTGATAAATATCAAGAGCTATTCCCTGAAACACGCCTCGCTACGGAAGGCGTGGAGATGATGTACACCACGAAGGGCGGTTGGCGCAATGGGGTGAGCGTGGGACAAAAGCCGGTGGGAAAGCACGCCCATTTCCATATCGTGGATGATTTGGTCGATCCGAATGTGGCCTATAGCGAGGCGGAAATGCTCAACGCCCGTAAATTCCTTGATCAAAAGCTGAGTGGTCGCATGGTGGATAAGGGGCTTACCCCGTTGATCATGGTCATGCAGCGGCTTGCCATCACCGACCCTGCACAACACATCCTTGATCAGCCGGGGCGGGTTATCCGACATATTTGCATCCCGGCGGAATTAGGGGATGGCAAGAATGTACGGCCACGGGCACTCCGCCAGTTTTACAAGGATGGGTTGTTCGACCCTGCTCGGCTGTCCCGCAAGGAATTGGATAAGGTGAAACTCCAAGGTGAGTTTACTTATGCCAGCCAGTACCTTCAGCAACCCAAGCCACTGGGCGAGGGTCTTTTCAAGGTTGAGAAGATTGAGATATGTGATGAACCTCCAAAACATTTCCAAAACGTATTCCGCTATTGGGATAAAGCGTACACATCCGAAAAGGCCGGACAACCCGGACGAGGTTGCTATACGGTTGGGGTGAAAATGGGACGGGATTTGAAAGGACAGATTTGGATCATCGACGTTGTGAGGGGAAGGTGGGAGCCATCCCAGCGGGAAAATGTGATCCGGCGAACAGCAGAATTGGATGGAAAGAAAGTGACGATTGCTATTGAGGAGGAGCCCGCTGCCGGGAAGGAAAGCGCTATAAACACGGTTAAGAACCTAATCGGGTTTTCCGTTCGTCGGGATAGGCCGACAGGCAGTACGGGCGACAAGAGTAAGAGGGCCGATCCATTTGCTACTCAAGTGAATGTGGGAAATGTGAAGATTTTGGAAGCCCCTTGGAACACGGCATACCTGCGGGAATTGGAGTTTTTCCCGTTCAGTGATTTCAAAGACCAAGTTGACGCAAGCGCGGGGGCCTTCAAAATGGTAACGGCAGGACGTCATGTCGGTGCCCTTTAAGCGATAGTAATCCCATGCCCAAAGACCCCAACATCGAAGCTGCGGAACGAATGATAAGGTTATCAGGGGCAGATTGTTATTTGCTCCGTGACTACTTGCAGATCAGTAGTGTTGATGGCATCGCTGACATCTTCCGCCGCAACAACATCCTCGCCCAGCCAACTGCGCCCGATGCTTCGAGCATTGCGGAGAAGTTGGCAGACCTGGACGCACGAAAGGAAGCGGACTAGTGATGAAACACATCGTTAAGGTTCGCCAGCAGCTTGGCGGCTACTTCTGGACCTTTTGGCGCATGGACGGCGCAACGAAAGCCTGCCTTTCTTGCAACGGCCCGTACACGACCCCCGATGAGGCATGGGCGGCATGGGAAACGTTCGCCCTAGGGGTTGCTGAAGCCCGTACTAGGCAAACGGTTGCCCCTTCCCCAGCCAACCGCTAAAGTAAAGCCCTTAACCGAGTTTTTGCGAGGGCTTTTCCATGATGACATTACCGACCCCCGTTCGCGGCCTCGTGTGCAATATCAACCAACCCCAAGACGCGAAGGCCCAAATCCCCAGCGTGGAGCAGGCCAAGAAAAACACTGAGGTTGCCAAGACGCAGGAAAAAGCCGCCATCGAAAAAGAGAAGCAGCAGCAGATGTTTTCCACCGCGATGGATAAGGGCCGGGACGCCGACGCCGCCACCAAGGCCGCGTTGAAGTACAAACCCAATTCCCACCAAGGCAAGAAGGCCCACCAAGCTGCCGCCGTTGCCCACAAGGACGCCTGCAAGCACTTCACCGGCGTTGGCGGGGAAAAAGGCGGGTTGATGCTGGACCAGCGCGCTGCGGCGGAGCGGAAGGCGGCGAAGCATCAAAAGCTGGCGGAAACGCATGCGGCGATGGCCGAGGGGTTTGGGGCGACGGGTTCGGTGGCCGGGGGCAAAGGGGAAGGAAAGCCGGTGAAGAATCAAACCGGATGCCCCGGCGTGGAAGCGGCTCTCCAATAAGGAAAACAATGGACGGGCCAAAAGCCAACAACGACCACGTCGAGGTGATTCGCAAGGATGCCCCGGTCACCAACAGTGCCCAACTCACCTTACTTTCCAAGCAGGTGAACGGGGCGATGGGGACGATGTACCTCCAGCAGCGAATGTTGGCGATTACCAATGGCCTCGCCCAAATCCAATCCAATTCCACGGTTTGGGGCGGCGATCCCTTCATCCGTTCCACCTTCCTCCGCTTCCTGTTGGACGGCAACCGGGATATTGATTCTGAATGCGGATACCCCAGCTGGCTGACCCCCGACCACTACCGGGCCATGTATGACCGGGAGGGCGCGGCGGCCCGCGTAGTCCATTGCGAGCCGGAGGAAAGCTGGGTGGAAGACCCGGACCTCTATGAGGATGAAGACCCGCAAACCGATACGAAGTTTGAAAAGGCTTGGAAGAAAGTTCTCAAGGATTGGAACGTCTGGCACCACCTCCTCCGCATTGATATTCTCAGCGGCATCGGCCAGTACGGGGTGTTGTTGATCGGGATTGATGATGGCAAGGAATTGTGGGAACCCGTCGAGGGGATCAACGATGACGGCACTACGACCGGGGAAAACAAGTACAAGCTCCTCTACCTTCGGCCCTTTGACGAAACCGTGACGTTCATCAAGGCGCGGGAAGTGGATACCAACAACCCCCGGTACGGCAAACCCACCATGTACCGGATTGAATTCCGCGACTTTCCCAACTGGGGCATCCAAGCCGGGGAGATCATCGCCCGCGAT